CATATGATTAAACTGCTCAGGGAAATCATTGCGGATTTTATTCCAATATCCAAGCCCCCCCTTAACGCATCCAATACAATTATTGTTTTGATAACCGAGCTTATACATTGCTGGTAACTCAATCCCAGCCCTATCAATCATGGCAAGGCAATCTGCTTTTTTAAGGCCCTTATCTATCAAAATTGACCATAAATTGACATCGTTATTGGCATCAATAAACCGATCTACTCGGTCTTGTTCTTCAGCCGTATAGCCAAAAATCTGTAAATCATTTGGCTTTTCAAAGGTTTTTCTCATATCTTTTTTAAGGTGAACTGTGCAAGGAGCGCCTCCAATACCAACAATGTATTTACGCTTTTCAAAGACTTCATAAATGCTGCCATTGTATTTTTCGTTTTGAATAACCTTTATTGGCTGCCCAAACCATTTCTCACAATCACGCATAAATCGCAAATTATCAGGATGCTCCTCTTTTACATGGCAATAAACCACTTCAACAGGGGTTTTGCTTTCAGCAATAGCTAATTTTGTAGCTACTGCGCTTGCTGCACCGCAAGAAAACCAAGAAATTGTTCTATTCATCTAGCAATTCTCGGACTTTATCAATGAGATCCTCTTGTGTAAGCCCCCAATAAGCAGAGAAGCCTTTAGATCCAAGCTGGTGAATTGAGGAATCTCCAAGCCTGTGATGGAAAGCGCACAAGGGGATGACTGGACTAAGGTTTCTAGGCATACCGAATCTTCTGCAATGGTGCATTTCCGTTGGCGAATCCTCGGTTTCTCGAACTCCGACTTGTTTACACAAAATGCAGCCCAATCGTGCCAAGCGAGCATAGTTATCCTTTTCTTTTTTGTTCATAAAAATAGTAATTGTTGAGTTTCAACTGAGCTTCCTGAGTCATATCGCTTAATTTCGCCTTTAGGATATGGCTCAATAGGGTATTTAAGGCTATTTTTTAAACATTTTTTATCATTTTTAGTGCCATGAAAATAAACATAACGATGTTTTGCGCTTCTAAATTGCCTTACTGATGGATCTGTTGCATGGCGAGAATGTTTTCCTTCCCCAGCAAACATATCAGTTCGTTCCTTAGTTGTTCCAGTAAATAAAAAGTTTGTAGCTTGATAAACATATCCAATATGGCCTTGAGCTGTATCAGCATAAGAAACAATAATTGTTGGTTTTGGAAGCAGTTTTATTGAATTTGCCACCAAATAACTAGCTTGATTTTTGCTGTTGTCTTGCAAGCAAAGCCTGTTTAATTCAATTACTTTTTGTTTATTTTCAATTCCACAAACACCTTCGCAAAGCTGATTTGATGCTGGCATCCCATAAGTAACAATGCCAATCAAAACTCCATTTTCATATAAACCAAAAGCATAACTTATAGATGGAATCCTTTTTGCATAATGTTTACGCAATATCCAAGGAATAGCTTCTTCAGTTTTTATTGGCAAAACTATCATTAAAACAAATCCCTTAAATCAACAAATTTAAACAGATTTCTAGGCACATCATAGTAAAGCTCATGCTTTGTATCATCCTTCATTTCCCAGTAAGGATGGGCCAAGGCAGTTTCGCCTTTAATCCAATAAGCATGAGTCATGCCCTGGGTTAAAGCAAAAAATAGCGTTTTAGGGGCTTCTAGCATATGTTTTTTGCGAACTGGTACATGAATTGTTTCAAATGGGCAAAATTGATCCCATTGGCGAACTTCCACTTCAGCAAAGCCAACTGGATTGCCATCCCTATGAACAATAAGGTCTGTTCCATAAATATCAGGATTATCCAAAGCCTGTAAGCCCCATTTCATTTGAATCCAATCCGATACAGCTTTTCGAGCTGGCGGATCGTATTTATCATGGAGCTGCTGGTCAAACTTCTTTATTTTCATTTCTGCTGCCAGCAATATCTTGTAGTTTTAGGGCCATGTCCACCAAATCAGTAGCAACTTGATAGGCTTTGTCTTGCTGCCTGGAAAGCATGGCTTCCTCATAATCCTTAGATAATCTGCGTAAAACCAGTAAAGGTAGTGAGTAATCGTTCATTTTTGTGCCTTTTTTGCATATTTAGGGATGTTAATTTTTAAAGTGCAAGCTGTACATTTCCATCTGTTCACTTTTCCTGCTTTAATCATTTTGCCGTAATCTGCTGGGCGCATAACCTCGCAACTGGTGCAGTAGCGCTTTTCAGTCACGCTTGCGCCTGTATCTACAACATGGGGAATATTGTTCATATATTCCCTTGTCTGCGATTGCTGGATAAAGTTCTCCAAATATCAATAATTCGGATTTCATGGTTTCGCTGATTGTCAATGAGCTTGTAATTTTTAAGTCCATCAGTCCAGGCTTTAACGGCTTTTGCGTAGGTTTCGCTGGATTTGGCTATTGCTGTCCTTTCCGCAACAGTTCCTTCCGCAAGCAAAAAAGCATGGCTTTCAGCTTGTTTTAAGCCTTCTTCTAGGAATTTCATTTCTCCGTACCAATCTGCATGATGCTTATCGCTCATAGCCAGCCTGGTTAGAGCTTCCTCAATTCGGTTTTCATTTAATTGATCTAAATTCACTTCCACTCTCCTTTTTCACCATCTCTATTACCTTTAGCCCATTGATCCTCATAATCTCTAAGCACTTGCCAAGGCAACTTGTGTTTCCACAAGTATTCCCTAAAAACCTTCAATCCCCATTCTTTGCGCCAAATAATGAGCTGCCGAACAGCGCATCTGTGTTTATGAGTTTGTTCATCCATTTAAAACAAAGCATCTTTAAATTTAAAAACTGGCTTCTTTATTTTTTTAGCCACAATCTTCCAATCAGGCCGTAAAGAAACAAGATACTGAGCCTCAGTTTTGCTTTTAACTTGGCGGATCAGGCCCAATTCGTCATAAATAAAGTAAATCATGCGGCCCTCTTTTTATCTCGCTTGTCCAGGATAAATTTCTTCATCTCAAAATAGCTGTTAAAACGAGCTAGGCGAGGATCTCCGCCACATTCGACTCTGTATGCCTCCTCTATCTGTTGATCGCTTCCTAGGGGCATTTCTGAGGCTTTCTGAGCCGCTTGAGTGATCCATGTAGCATCAAATGATCGCCAGCCTTTAAAAATGATTGTTTCCAAGACTTGATCCAATGGCATTTTGGCTAATTCAGCTTCTTTTATCAATCTTGCAAGCACTCGATCTGTAACTGGAGCTTTAAGCCTTTTCCTATAAATCAAAAAATCATTCCATAAATCATCACTCACTCCGCCAGGAGTGGGAGTAGTTTTTATATGGTTCTTGGTTAATGGTTCTTGGTTCTTGGTCTTGGTTGCTATAGGGGTAGCAATGGGGAGGCTATTAGGAGTGCTTTGGGTATGCTTTTCTTCCCTATTTCCCCAGCGTTTTTCAGCACCTTTTTTTCCTGATTCTTGCAAGTAATGATATTTAGCAATTTCTTTATCAGCCCTAGAACTATGCCAAAAACCATCCTCCAACAACTCAAAATATTCATTTAGCAAAGTCAAAACGATTGCTGGATTAGATTTAACTCTACGAGCTATCCAGGCAGCATCATCAGGAAAAGGCACTTCTCCCATGTAATACAGATCAATCATGCGCCTGTAAGCCAAATCTTCCTCATCGGTTAAATGGCTGGTATGGCTTATGTAATCCCCAATATGAAATGGGTAAAAGTTCACAATTAGTCCTTTGCAAAAATATCAGGTCTTAACATTTCCCTTGTAATGCGGCCCTGGGAAAGCTCCTCAATCTTGCGGATATGTTTAATTGGGATGTTTGTCCTGGATTTCCATTGGTATATAGCTGTTTCCCTAATGTTTAAAAGCATCGCCAATTTATAAAGAGTCCCAAATTCGACCTTTAATTGATAAAAAATGTCCATAAAATCTCCTTTTGTTGCGCTATACTACCACAGAATAGCACTTTCATACCTAGGGAATGTCCTAATAAATATTTTTACAAAAAGTGTTGATAAGTGGCTTTTTCGTGTATAGTTACACCTAAGCAGTAAATTTTATTAACAAGTGTTGAAGGGAAAGAAAAATGGCAACAGCATGGACAAAAGAGAATGTAGTAATCATGTTTAATGACTACGACAATACTTGTACTGTAAAAACAATTCCATTAACTTATTTACAAGCCATTAAGTTTGTAACAGCAAAGCATTGGAACAATGCAATGGATAAAAATGTAGTTCGCATCGTAACTTTGAATCAATTAGAAGAATTAACAATTAGATAATTAACCGCCCCTAAAGGGGCATTTTTAAAGTGATGAAGGGAAAGTAAATGAAACAACCAACCAATCTAGAGGTAATCGCCTCAATGCTCTTAGGAGCTTTTATCGGAATCTCAGTAGCCCTTGTTTATGTTTTTAGAACAGGAGGCTTCTAATGATGACCATGCACGATAGATATTACGAGCCTGAAGATGACGATTCAGACTCGCTTAGTGAGCGTATTTCCGAGCTTATGAAAGACGAATACAGCCCTAATCAATACGACCATTTTGCAGAGGCTATTACAGAAGCTGCCAAGTCGGATCGTGAGGCTGTGGAAATGATTCTTCAGCAGCGCCCAATTAATTATGAAGCGCTAGGCCGTAAGCTGTTTGGCATGGCTTACGACTACATGGAGAAGTTTGCCGAAAACCATGCTCAAGAAGATTTGAGCGCTGGCTATTTAAACGACTAAGGAAAAAGTGATGACTAAATTTTTAGAACTACGCAAAATCAATGTAAACGAGCATACAGAGAAGAAGGGTAAATTTACCTATCTGTCATGGTCATGGGCTGTAGATCAGCTCCTTCAGCAAGATCCTGCTGCCACATGGACTTATGGTGAGCCAATCTATTTTGCTGAAACCCTGATGGTATTTTGCTCAGTAACGGCTTTTGGCAAAACAATGACAGCTCAAATGCCAGTCATTAACAACCAAAACAAAGCCATTCAGAATCCTGATGCAATGGCTGTAAATACTGCAATGCAGCGTTGTTTGGTTAAGGCAATAGCCCTGCATGGACTTGCTTTATATATCTATTCAGGAGAGGATTTGCCTGATGAAGATCCAGTTGATCTCAGCGCTGAATCTAAGTTGTGGGCAGATTCAATTAAAAACTGTGCAACCATTGACGAATTGAAAGCTACTTATGCAAAAGCCTATAACACCCTCTCAAAAGATAAATCAGCAGTTGCCACGATTTCAGCAGCCAAAGATGCCAAAAAGGCAGAGCTGGGAGCATAAGGCCCTATTTGACGAAATCCTCAGAAAAGAAAAGGAGGCTAGAAAATGAATGAACTGATATTTCTGTTCTTCTTGTTTACTGGGGTTTTTGTTTGGTTATTTATATTTGCAGTTGTTATTTACATTTGGATGGATAAGAAATGACTACTTTTACTACAGAAGATCGAATTGAAGCAGTCCAGCAGGGATCGGAAGCCTGGCATCAAATGAGGCTTGGCAAAGTAACCGCATCAAGGGTTGCTGATCTGTTGGCTAAGACAAAGACAGGCCCTTCAGCCAGCCGAGGAAACTACCTGATTGAGCTTGCCCTGCAACGAGTTACAAAGACCATAGAGGAATCATATACCAATGCTGCAATGGAATGGGGAACACAAACCGAGCCACAGGCTAGAGTTGCTTACGAGGTTAAAACAGGGAATTTTGTGGATCAGGTTGCATTTATTGACCATCCTACTATTGCTGGGTTTGGCTGTTCTCCTGATGGAATTGTGGCTGCTGATGGACTCATTGAGATCAAGTGTCCCAATTCCGCAACTCATTGGAGTTACATAAAAGCCAATGAGCCACCGAATAAATACTTTATTCAAATGCAAGCTCAAATGGCTGTAACAGGGGCTAAATGGTGTGATTTCGTATCTTTTGACCCTAGGATGCCTGAGAGAAGCCAGTTGCTTGTAGTACGAGTTATGAGAGATCCTGAATACATTCTTTACATGGAAGCCGAGATCAGTTTATTTTTAAAAGAAGTAGAAAAGGAAGTTCAACTCATGGAGAAGCGCAATGAATCTTAAAGAAGTGGTAGTTACCTTTGATTGCCAGGTTGCAGGGTACAAAGCGGATCAGATAGATAAAAGCGATCTGTTTAAGTATTTGGAACACCAGTTAAAGGCTTATGTAGGCGCAAAAGATATTGGAATTATGGGCAACGCAAAACTAACTATTGAAAGTAAAGAAAATGGCAATTAAATACTATGTAAAAGCAGCAATTTCCGAGTTTAAAGGGGATGACGGCACTATGAAAAAGCGCTATCAGTCCATTGGAATTGTCATGGAAACCAAGCATGGCCTTATGCTAAAGATTGAGTCTTTGCCTGTTTTTGCCATGAAAGAAGGATCTATTCTCGCTTACCTAAATGAGCCTGAAGATAAAGCAGCACCAGCAGCAAAAGCAACAAACCTAAGTAATCTTGAATCTGATATTCCATTTTAAGGAGAAATACCATGAAAAAAGCACTTGCAGCAATGGCAGCTTTCTTTGTAGTTGGTTTGGTAATGGCCCAACACGCTAACTGCTGGCAACAGTATGTCTGCGGAGGAGGCGGATGCCAATGGGTAACGATTTGCCGATAGGAGGTTATATGCACCATATATGGACTGCTGCTGGAACTGATATTACGCTGAGATGGAGGCTTGCTGGCTGGATTCCTCCATCAGAGCAGCAAGAATATCGAGATAAATGGGCTTACTGGCAGAATCTGCCGTTGCGTAAGTTAGATGACCAGGCTAAACAACAATACGAGGCTGTATTGCGTAAGGCCAAAGTTGCGAGGATTAAATGATTTACGAAAAAGTCCCATTTGTAGGAGAAATTGCAGTTCCTGAAAATGAGTGTGAAAGGCAGTTTTTTGAAACTTTTCCTGATGTTTTCCATAACAATGAAACAGCCTTAAAGGTTTGGACTGTGGCTTGGATTAAAAGCCGTATCTTTACCCTAAAGGATATGGAGCAGGAATTTAAAAAGTTTTAATATTTCCGCATTGACGGCAGAGGCGCATCTTTTTGGCTTGATCCTTTGGACTTGCTTTCAGGATGCGCCTTACTCATTGGCTCTTTTTCATGCTTTTTCAGTTCTTGTTTCACTTCATAAACCGCATTACGCAAGTTAATGATTTGAGTTTCTTCACGCTTTTGCTGCTTTTTAGATTCTTGCATTTTTATGCTCCTAGTATGTCCATTGCTTTATGGGTACGATCAATCCGATCCTGTAGGCCATGAGTGCCACCATTGATCCGCTTGGTAATAGTATTCCAATCCTCATTATCTGCCAAGGCATTTAAACCACGCTTATTCCAAAACCAGCCAGCAGATAGGGCAGCATACTCAGGCTCTATTAAAAGCTCAGGATTGGCTATTAAATCAACTCCTAGGGCATCGCCACAAGTCTTGTAGTTATTGCGCCCAGTTAGCTGAATAAGCCCTTTTCCTGAGAACTTCCAACCATCCCCATCCTCAGTATTGCCTAGATCGGCTCTACCGCCATAGACCTTGTTTGCTATGCGCTCAGGCTTGCGCTCATATTCTGAAGCAAAGTCAATATTTGGGAAACGAGAAGGCCATGTAGCAACCAATCCTTTGGCGCTGTAATTAAGGTTTTCACGCAACACCTTAAATGAGGCAGACTCATGCCCACATTGACCAATAAAGGCTGCTTGCCTTCTTGGAGTGTTTATTTCGTATTTTTCAAAGGTTTTTAATAAAGGCTCAAGCCACTTGCCATCAATACCTAGGGCTAAAAGTTGGGATTCAATCATTTTTTCATCAACCCTTCTATTTCTTTAGTTTTGTCCTTGCTTCCCTGGCTAGAGCCAAAGTAAAACGATAAGACTTGCCCTGCGGAGCTGGTAATAAAACCCAATGCAAAGATAACCATTTGCTGTTGATCTACTGGCACATCTTTAAACATCAAAATACCAATAAAACCAAATGCCAAAGTAACTGTTCCTAGAGCTAAAAGCGGAACTACGGATTTATCTAGCTTAGTAGAGTGTTCGCTAGTAGCCACTTCAGCGTAAGCCTTACGAGCCGAATCCCTGTCGGCTGCATCTAACTTTGCATACTCAAGATCAAGTTCTTTGAGCTTCATAGTCATTTCAGGATTACCTTGCAATGCAGCAGTAACCCCTTCTATGGTGTCATCAGGGATGCCTAACTTAGAAGCAATCCAGCCCACAGCAGCTCCACCAGCAGGGCCAGCAACAGCAGTAGCCAAGACAGGAGCAACACCTTTAAGAAGTCCAATTAAAGTTTCCATCATCAAAAAGCCCCTAAAATAAATTTAAGCCACAAAGTTACAATCAATGCAGCAAGAAAACAATATATTTGAACTTGCCTTACTGCCTTTAAATCGTGCTGAAATTCTTCATTGGCTTTGCGTTCCATATTCTCAATATCCAGCTTAATCTTTAATACCGCATCCCACTCTTTAGCGCCATACTTTTTAACAAACCCAATCTTTAAATTGGCTTCCTCATCGGATATTTGCTTCTTTCGCTTCCACTCATCAAGCGCTTTAATCAGCGCCCTTTCCTTCTTTAACTCTGCTTCCCTTGCTGCTCTGCGCCTCTCTTGCGCCTTTTGTTGGGCTACATCAATTCCGTCTTGCTGTATTCCCTCGATGCTTTTGCTAAGTTGTTTTGATGCTTGACGGCTAGAATCAATGCTGTTACTTAGGGTTTTGACCCCTTCGGAAAACCCAAATTGATCTGCCATAAATTATCATTTGTGTGAGATATAGCTTCCAAATAATCCAATAGCTCCGCTAATTGCAGATACGATAGCCATCC